AAATCTGGTCTCAGCATGATTGTTCCAAATGAAAAGCCTATCATTCGTTATATCCAAAAACAACCTGAGGTTGATACGGTCGGAGAATCTACTGATATTGAAGAAGCTTCTGAAAAACAACTTCTAATCAAAGACCTTAAAGCACTAATTAAAAATCCAGATGCTCGTATGGTTAAGATGTATGGCGGTAATAAGTATGTTACTATGCTTAAAAAGAAATTAACTAAACTAGAATCGATTGGAGAAGCTACTGCAGCTCAGCTTGGCAAACTTTCTAAACAAGATATATTGGACTTACTTAAAGTATTTAAAGGAGTTACCCGAGCTAAGAAAACAGTATCAATGCTAAATAGAGAACTCCTTCTTCGTAAGAATGAGTCAGTAGAACTAGATGAAGATGCTTCAGACGACGCTAAGAAATTAAATTTAATTCACTTAGGTCATGGTGTATACGGTAAGAAAGCCGGTGAGCCATCATACAAAAGCGATAATGACAAGCTTGTTAAAATGTCTGATGATGAAATTGCCCAGCACAAAGATGGTGATAAAGATTTAGATGGTAAACCAGGAGTCAAAGAACCAGAAGACGATAAGAAAGATGCTGAAGACTATGGACCTGCAACAGCAGATTTTGCAGGTAGAGTAAAAGCCGGAGGTAAATTTGGACCTAACTTTAGAAATCTTCTTAAGGCGTACATGGGTAAAAACCACCAAGCTTTTGCTGATGAACTTTCTAGAATGAAAGACTTAGACACCGGATATATTTCTAAAGATGCTCTAGAAATGATAACAAAAGGTGACCCAGAGTTCGCAAAAAAATTACCTGGTAGTGATGCTAAAGCATCTGATGACGAAGTCGGAAGAGCTAAGCTAGATGATTTAATGGCGGATATGGAAGATAATAACGAAGAAATCTTTCGCCTACGGGAAGAGGAATTTGAAGCTGAAGAAGACGATGATTACGAACGCGCAAGTGAAATAAGTGATGAGATAGATGAAATTCGAGTTAAGAACGACGACATTGAAGACGAAATGAAAGCATTAGCTAAGAAGATTGGCTACGACGAAGATGACCTTCCAATGGGTGAATCAGTTGAAATTAAAGAGTCTAAAGCATTAGATAAACTAAAGTTCAAAGGTTCTGACAAGAAGACTGCCGGCAATGTAGTTTACATGATTAAACGAGGAGATACTCCAAAAGAGATCGCTTCTATCTTTAAGAAACTTAAAACCCCATCTCAAGAAGCAATTATGACAGCCCTTGGTGATAGGTCTTCAAAAGATTTACTACAGAAAGGAAAACTTCTCAACTCATTGATTTCACTCTTTGACGAAGTAGACCCCAAAGGATTAGATGGTCGTTCAAAGGCGTTTAGAGAAAAACTTAGAAAATTAGAATACAATAAGAAGAAAAGACTTCCTTATGAAATGTTCGAAAAGAAAGTTGTAAAAGAAAAGAAACTAGCCGGACTTCAAAAGAAGGCTGATAAGTCTGGTATGCCTTATGGGATTCTAAAACAAGTGTTTAATCGCGGAGTAGCAGCATGGAGAACCGGTCATAGACCAGGCACTAATCCACAACAATGGGGATACGCTCGAGTTAATTCATTTGTAACTAAATCAAAAGGAACTTGGGGTGGAGCTGATAAAGACCTCGCCGCTAAAGTAAGGAAATAATATGAAATCATTTAACGAACATATGCTCAGTGAGCTTAAAGAACCATTTGTAGTCTTCAATAAAAAGACTAAAGAAGTTCTTGCAACAGGAAGTAACTCTCGAAGTCTATTTGCTCGAAGAAGTGGTTATGCAAGAGACAATAAAGTAGATGTAAAAGATTTAGAGTTCAAGAGGGTAAGTAAGAAACAACAAGTTGGTACTAAATTAAAAGAGGCAACAGATTCTTGTGAAGCTATATTTGAACAGACAATCGAAGAGGCAGAATACCAAGGTAAGAAAGTAGAGCTGAATAATCCTATTCGTACTTCAGAGAATAAGAATAAGAAATTTAAAGTATACGTCAAAAACGAAAAAGGCACGGTTGTGGTAGTTCGATTTGGTGACCCCAATATGGAAATCAAAAGAGACGACCCCAAACGTAGAAAGAATTTTAGAGCACGCCATAATTGCGACAACCCTGGACCGAAATGGAAAGCTCGGTACTGGTCTTGTTACCAATGGAGAGGCTCTGCAAAGGTAGATAACTAATATGAATAAAATAGAAGGCACCCGTCTAGATAGAATAGAGGAAAAGATTGATAAGCTATGTGATGCAGTAGTATCACTTGCCCGCGCTGAGGAGAAGATTCATAGTCTTGAAGAAAAGACTGTAACTATCTGGCAGTCGATTGACGATCTACACACTAAATTTGATGAAATGGAAGAGCGCCTTCGTGATGCAGAGGTACTATTAGCAAAATCTAAATCAACAATTTCAAATGTTGTTCAACTAGGCTTGATAGTCATAGGAGCAATAATCACTGCCGGCATCGGCGCAATATTAATGGTAAATTAAGGAGAACAAAAAATGTCATTCACAGAACATAAATTAGGAAATATTGATGGTCTTGCCGATGCAGCGAAATCTGTTTTAGAAGGTAAGATTAATGTATATGAAATAGCAGCAGAACTCACTGACGAGGATGCTTCTGATTTCATTACTGCTGCATCCGCAGCTAAAGAAGAAGGTAAGAGTCACTTCATGTTTAACGGGAAATCATATCCGGTAACAGTAGGAGACGACGTAGCAAAGCAAGTAACTGACGCATTAGACCCAGTCGGAAAGGAAGACGACGACGTAGATAACGACGGAGACGTAGACGATTCTGATGAGTATCTTCAAAAGAAGCGCGATGCAATTGATAAAGCAATTGATAGCGAAGACGAAGAGGAAGAAGCTGAAGAATCAACTGAAATCGAAGAAGGCCAAAACGACGGAGTATATAAGTCAAATGACGAAATTGCACCCGACACTAAAACTGGTGTAGAAGGTCAAGACGACGTTGAAGTCAAAGATGGCGAAGAGGAAGAAGCCGAAAAGCCAAAAGAAGTTAAACCAAAGAAGATGAAAGAATCAACTACAAAGAAAAGAAGAAGCAAGAAAAAAATTAAGGCTGAATCTATTGATACTTTAGTTGATGGCTTAATTGGTATATCAGAAACGGCTCAAGCGTTGTCTGATAAGATAGCTAAACGCTTTGAACTTGATGAGGGTGCTATGAAAGACCTCCACACGGCTATTTCTGCTGGCAAATCTGCAGACGACATAATCAAAGCAAACAAACTTCCAAATACTCCAGGTATGAAAAAGTATATTAATGCTTTGATTAAAGATATTAAGTAAGGCACTGTCTTATAAATATCTTTGATGGCTATATTATTACCAACTGAAAGAAACATCAAGATTTACGCAGTAGAGAACTATACCAACAAAGCTTGTCTTCAAGAAGAAGAGTTTTGGGAAGATTTTAATAAAATTAAATATGTCAAAAGGTTATTAGGAAGATACTTAAAGGACGGGGAATTAAAAGAAAGACTTATTCTCAATCATTTAATATCTTTTTATAATGTGTTTGAAATATCAGCAGCCAATAGGATGTTTTTCCTAAAGGTCACTGAAGACTGCAAACCGGCCTTGAAAACATTTTTAGTTTATTTAAATTATATTCCACGCAATTGGCATACGGACATACCACTAGATGAAAAAATAATTAAGATTTTAAGAGAACTATAATGAAACAATTAAACGAATTTATTAAGGTAGCCGATACAGCCTTTGCGCTTAGGCTTCTTCGTTTAATGACAATGCCCGTAGAAAAGACTGGTGCATATAAGGCTGGTATTATCGATAAAGAATACAAGCTTGTTAAAGATAAGAAAGAATTTAGTCTTAGTGACAAGAAGGTATATACTATGTTTCATAAGTTGGCCTTTAACTTAAGAAAGTTGATTCGTAAGGTCCCATTGATTGGTAAGCTTTCTCTTTCATCTTATTTAGCAGCTCTATGGTTAATCAAAGACCACACCGAGCTATCCGACGAAGAAATTTCAAACGTATTAACTGAAGTAACTGGAACAAATATTAAAGATATTCCATTGGTTGAGACAACCCTTTTTATAAATAAAAACAATCAGTTAGAAAAGGGGACGTACGTTTTAAACAAAAATCTTCTGCTTCCGATTTCAGGCGAAGAGCTTGTCAAAGAGGGAACAGAAGTAATTGTCAATGAGTCTTGCAAACCATGCGGTTCAATACTAGGTACTCCGGTGTTCGAAGTGTATCACCCTAAAACTAAAAATAGAGTATACATAACACCAGGAGATATAAATCATGTACAATAGTATTAACACAGCAATTCAAGAAATTCTTAATAAAGATATTAAGACAATTAAAAAAGACATCGAGGAGAATGACACTGTAGCCGGTGATGTTCAAATTGTTGATAAGCCCCTACTGAAAAAGAAAAAAGTAATAAAGCGGGAGCCCTTAGAAATAAAGAAATAGTTCTTTACTTTCTCAATTAATAGTGTATAATAGTATTAAATTAGGAACAAATATGTCAACAATCTTCGAAGAACAAATATCACGTAAACCAGACCACTATCCGTGGGCTAATCAATTTATCGAATCCATGCACAATGGATTTTGGACTGATAAGGAATTTAACTTCCAGTCAGATATACAGGACTTTAAGGTACACCTTAACGAACGAGAAAAAGAAATGGTCGTTCGTTGTCTGTCTGCTATTGGCCAGATCGAAGTAGCAGTCAAAACATTTTGGGCTAAGCTTGGTCAGAATCTTCCACACCCTAGTCTTACTGACCTCGGTTATGTAATGGCAAACGTAGAGGTGATTCATAACAATGCGTATGAAAGATTGATTAAGTTATTGGAAATGGAAGACGTCTTTCAAAAGAATCTTGAGCTTGACATTATTCGTAATCGTGTTAAGTATTTGCGTAAGTACAATCATAAGTACTATAAGGATTCAAAAAAGCAATATGTATATTCACTCATATTGTTTACTTTATACGTAGAGAATGTTTCGCTGTTTTCGCAGTTCTACACCATCAATTATTTTAACAGATTCAAAAATGTATTGAAAGATACTGCTCAACAAGTAGCATATACATCTAAAGAAGAGCTGATTCACTCAATGGTAGGAATCAAATTGATTAATACTATTCGTCAAGAAATGCCTGAGCTATTTGACGAAGAGTTTTGCGAATTAATTAGAACTCAATGCGTTAAGGCATACGAGGCGGAATCCGCTATCATTGAATGGTCAGTGAATGGATATCAATCGGAGAATCTAAGCTCTCCGATTATGAAAAACTTTATTAAGAATCGATTAAACGATAGCTTAACAGAAATTGGAATAGAGCCCGTGTTCACTGACGTCGACAGTGAATTACTTGAAAAAACAACATGGTTTGATGAAGATGTACTTGGTAATACTGCCACAGACTTCTTCTTTAAACGACCAACAGAATATTCAAAAAACGATAAATCTTATGACGAAGACGACTTGTTTTAGTATAAATCTATATTATGAACGCACATATAAAAGCAATATTGAAAAAACTAGAGGGCGAAAGAGACCTCGCTAAAGCAGACTTAGAAGTCTATCTAACAGCTCCCGCAGGAATTGGAGAGCATCCAGGCATCGGCCACGAAATAGAAATACTCATCGGGCAGATTGATTCATTGGACTCAAAGATAGATACAATTAAAAAGTATTACGAAACCCCACGTACAGCAGGAAATAGCTAATATGGGAGACAAATACTATTGGTTAAACGAGGATAGTCGTCTATTTTTAGAGCGTGGCTACTTAGAAGGTAGAGAAACACCAGAGAGTAGAATCCGTAACATCGCTAAAACTGCCGAAGAGATTCTAAAGAAAGAAGGCTTTGCCAAGAAGTTCGAAGAGTACATGGCCAATGGTTGGTACTCTCTTGCCTCACCAGTATGGGCAAACTATGGTAAGAAAAGAGGTTTACCCATTTCTTGCTTTGGTTCTTATATTGACGATACCATGGAAGAAATTCTATACACCGTCGCCGAAGTAGGTATGATGTCTAAACTAGGCGGAGGAACCTCGGCATACTTTGGTCACTTACGTGAAAGAGGTCGTGAGATTAAGTCGGGTGGTCACTCATCGGGCCCAGTACACTTTATGGAATTGTTTGAAACTGTTACTAATGTAGTATCACAGAGCAATGTGCGTAGAGGATCATTCGCGGGTTATCTGAATGTAGACCACCCCGATGTAGATGAGTTTCTATCAATCAGAAACGAAGGTCACCCAATTCAGAATATGTCATTTGGTGTAACGGTATCTGATAAGTGGATGCAATCAATGGTTGAAGGCGATAAAGATAAACGTAAGGTATGGGGCAAAATAATCAAGAAACGATTTGAGTCTGGTTATCCATACATTATGTTTAGTGATAATGTAAATAAGAACAAACCAAAGGTATATAAAGATAAGAAGAAAACAGTATGGGGTTCAAACCTTTGCTCAGAGATTGCTTTATCAACTGAGGTAGGTCAATCATTTGTGTGTTGCTTATCTTCAATGAATCTACTTCATTACGAAGAGTGGAAAGATACTGATGCGGTTGAAGTATTAACATATTTTCTAGACTCAGTAATGTCAGAGTTTATTACTAAGGCTACTGAAATACCATTTATGAAAAGAACTGTAAAGTTCGCAACTACTCAACGAGCATTGGGTATCGGAGTACTAGGTTGGCATTCATATCTACAAAGTAAAAGAATACCGTTTGAATCATTAGAAGCAAACATGACTAATATTCAGATTCATAAATTAATTCAAGAGAAGTCTCATGCTGCCTCTAAAGAAATGGCAGAAGTATATGGTGAACCAGAATTGCTTAAGGGGTATGGTATGAGAAATACTACCACAATGGCGATTGCTCCTACAACATCAAGTTCATTTATTCTTGGTCAAGTATCGCCGAGTATCGAACCATTGAATAGTAACTACTTTGTAAAAGACTTGGCAAAAGGTAAGTTCACATATAAGAACCCAGAGCTAATAAAAGTTCTAGAAGAGCATGGTCAAAACAACAAAGATATATGGAAATCTATTCTTGTTACAGGCGGTTCAGTACAACACCTCATGTTCTTAAGCGATGAAGAAAGAGCTGTATTCAAAACGTTCGGAGAGATATCTCAGAAAGATGTTATTATTCAAGCCTCATCTAGGCAGAAGTATATCGATCAAGCCCAGTCATTAAATCTAATGATTCACCCGTCGACCGCACCCCGCGATATAAATAAGCTATTAATAGAAGCTTGGGAGTTAGGAATCAAAACTTTATATTATCATAGAGGAACCAATCCTGCTCAAGAGCTGAGTAGAAGCTTATTAACCTGTTCTAGTTGCGAGGGATAATGGAAGAAGAAGAAATTTATATAGAGTGTGAACATTGTGGTATGAGATATACTATTGTGTGTCACGAAATGAAAATGTCGGAAGTAGGAGAAGACGATAGCCAAGATATTTGGCCACAATATTGTCCTTTCTGCGGAAACGAGGTAACACTATAATGTACACATACAAAGTAAAAGAAATAGTAAGAGTTGTTGATGGTGATACCGTTGACATATTAGTCGATTTGGGATTTGGACTTACAAAAAAAGAGCGAGTTCGAGTAGCAGGAATCGACACACCAGAATCAAGAACAAGAAACTTATATGAAAAGTATCTTGGCAAAGAAGCTGCAGCATATCTTGAAGAAGCACTAATGTTTGAAAACATAATTATCAAAACCGAAAAAGATGGTAAGTATGGAAGAATGCTAGGTTGGCTATATAAAGAAGGTGAAGACATATCTATCCAAGAAAGAATGATTAACAAAGGATATGGTTGGGCCTATGATGGTGGAACTAAAGAAAAATCTTTTGAAGAATTAAAACAAAAAAGAATTGCTGATGGTTCTTGGACTTATGGTTCTGACCACGAAGATGTTGGATTTCAAGGTGACTAGTGGTAAGTGTTAGAAGAATGTGTGCTGGCCCAGGGCAGAAGGCTAAAACATTAATTTTCTTTTCTAAAGATTTGTACTATGAGTGGCCAACTGATGATTATGAACATGCAGAGATAGAAAGAATTTTTCTGCAGGATAAACCATACGATGGAATACTAAACGATTTCAATAATCACTTCAAGGTTTTCTTTGATAAATAACTATATGAGTGAGTGGAAATATAATGGTAAAAAATTTACTAGTGAAATGATAGAAAAGCATATTGGCTTTGTGTATGAAATTACAGATACACAAACTGATATGAAGTATATAGGCAAGAAAAAGTTCTGGTCTAAAGTTACTCGTCCACCATTAAAAGGTAAGAAAAACAAAAGAAGGTCAGTCAAAGAATCAGACTGGAAAACATATCACGGTTCGAGCGAAGCAGTTAAAGAACTTGTAGAGAATACAGGTGAATGGAGATTCGAACGAAAGATACTACGGCTTTGTAGTTCTCTCGGTGAGATGACGTATTATGAAATGAAAGAGCAAATAGACCGAGATGTTCTATTAAAACCAAAAGAATATTTTAATGCTTTTGTTGGCGGAAAAATCCACCGTAGACATCTAGGACATTTGATTAAAAAAAGTGATTGACATTTGCCCCAAAATAGGGTAATATAGTAAACATAATGATATTAGTAGATTATTCAGGTATAGCAATGGGTGCACTATTTGCACGAGGTGGGGGCGAAGATGAAGGCTTAATTCGTCACTTTATTCTAAATTCACTACGAATGTACAATGTAAAACACCGAGACGAATATGGCCGAATGATTGTATGTGGAGATGGTGGCTCATGGCGAAAAGACTATTACCCAGAGTACAAAGCCTCTCGAAAGAAGAGCAGAGACTCTGATGGTAAAGATTGGGAATCTATTTTCAATACCTTTACTAAAGTCCGCAATGAGATTTCAGAGAATCTTCCGTTTGATGTAGTACATGAGTATGGAGTAGAAGCAGATGATATTATTGCTACTCTAGTTCAACAGACACAAGAGTTTGGTAAGCATGAACCAGTTATGATTATCTCTGCTGACAAAGATTTTATTCAGTTACACAA